AGAATCCGGATACATGTCAGTCCCCTGGCTAGCGATGTTATTCGCTTTATCGATGTTCAAAGCGCCAGATGCTATCAGGCTTTGATCATCTGCTCGAACAAACGCAGTTCCAGGGTTTAGGTCAGTGAGTTGGCAAGTGATTGAACCCTGCGCAGCAATTAAGCTTCCAGCATCTCCGCCGAAATCACCTCCAGCCTGGTAGATGAAGTCTACAGATTCGATCGCCACAGCTTGACCTGTAGGAACCGAGATGTATGCAGCTAGGTCAATAGTACCTTGAACTCTGGTCCCGGCGGGAGTTGCCGCTGGTATCTGTACTGTTTCAGTCAGGTAAAACGAACCTGTCATTGCTTTTGCCATGGTACTCGCATGCGGACCAGGCCTAAAAGGGTTAGTCAGCGCTCTGCATCTGGTAAATATCTTGATAATATCATAAGGAGGGCCCTCCTGGAGAGGCCAATGGAGCAGTTTCCTTTGTTTCATATATGGCTCCGTTCTTCAGATCAATGAAAGTATTAGGGTATCGAATCAATTTCATAGGGTGTAGTATGTCTTACAGTTGATATAGTAGAACTACTTAGGGTAGAATATGCCGAGGAAGTGTAGACAGTGCGGCAGGAAAACACGCACACAGATGAAGAGATTAGGTCAAGCAGAGTTGATTCTCTGTTATGACTGCGCTAAAAAGCAGAAGGACCTGAAGGAGTGGATGGGGTGAAACGAACCAAGGCAGAAAAGAGAGTGATCAACTCATTCCTGGAGTGGTATGAATCATTGACACCAGAAGATAGACGACGCTTCGACTATGTAATGGGTGCAGTTATCAAGAAGGTGATGGATTCATGATGTATGATTGCATCGAATGTGGTTCTCGCCATATGTACCCTGGTGGCTCCAGGAATAGACCACTCAGGTGCGGGAAGTGTGTAAGATTAGGTAGGGAGGCGAAAGAATGAGTTCCTTGATGATGACTTTTAGGATTAGGAGCGATTCACCCCTCTATCAATGGGTTATGCAATTAGAAGATTCTGGTGAGTCTGTGAGCGAAGCCATACGGTCCCGTTTGCTTTCCCAACTTGCCCAGGACGTTAATTCAACTTATTACCCGCTCTATCTAGTCCGTATGCAAAATCATAAAAATTGGCTACTCGCTCGTCAAGTGATGCCATCCGGCCACCGTGACTTAATGGATGATGCCATGGAAAAGCACCGGGGCGGTGTTGATATGACCGTGACCGATTAGAGCCAGGTCGGTCTTCGTGGGCGAGTAATCTCCCATGCCCGTCTGATATCTCTCTCCCTCCTGTCTGCCCATGCTGTTATTGGATCAACTAATTGTTTCTGCCAAAGTTCTTCAGTAACATACTCGATTATTGGTTCAGTGATTTCGGATTGGATAGCCGGGGCCACGGTTTCATAATAATCTCGGGGCATGTCCCTTGGATCCTGAATTACAAAATCTCTGACGTCCTCCCATTCCCCTATCCCCGTAACCTCCACAATGATCCCCGTGGCAACGACACCCGCACCCAGGCCAATCCAAACGGGGGCAAGTGTCCCAAAAAAGAAGGCAGGGGCAACCACTGGAGTTATTGTTACAGCAAAGAAGGCGGTATCTTTTGCCGCTTCGGCCCAATCCCCTTCGGCGTAATTCTCTTTCATTTCCTTCTGATATCGAAGGAGTAAGTAAGCGGCGGTGACTCCCCGAGCAATTCCTATCTTGGTAATGTTAACCAAATCAATTCCCCGGGGCTAATTCATAAGATCGCTTTAGCCTCATTAGGTAGGGGTTATCCTTTTCTTTTGCTACGATAGTGGCTGAAACATAATCACATGGGGGAACCTGGACAGTGGAATCACCGGGCGCACTATCATCAATATAGACTATCCGCGTGATATACAATTTCTGCGCGGCTGTAGCTGTACCCGTACCGAATTGCGCTACTGAGTAGAGGTTAGCATTGGCAGTGACTATTCCTGCGGGGTCGAGTGCAGCGGCTACATATTCCCTGGAACGTCCGTAAACAACTTGAGACATATCAAAAGTAGATTCCGGGAATCCTGGTAGATCTCGAGTGGGGAAAGGTACGGCACCGGTTGGGTAGATGTAAGCCGCCATCAAGTCTCCATCCCCAACAAACTCTGTTGTGATAAGGTCAATGATGAAACAACCTGACGTCCCCCGTGGCCCCCAGGCTTCTTGAATATCAACACCAGTAATGAAAGCAGTTAGATCATCAAGTGCATAACCAGAGAGATCGTAGTAAGTCCTATTCACGAAGGTAGGGGCTAGAGCGTTCTCGAGTGCGACCCAGTTATCTCCTGAGTACGTTGCAGGGAAGGAACTGGGTTCTGCCCCCATCGTCGCCGAGAAACCATCAAGGACTTTACCCATTGTGCGAGGTCCTTCAATCGTCATTACTTAGTCCCCTTCTTCTTCCACTTGATGGGTTTGAGACCGGCCTTCTTCCTTCCTCTATTGATTGCTAGTTGAGTTTTCCTAGTCATCTTCTTTCCCGCTTTCTTCGCCCTGGTCGTTACTGCTTTGCCTGCTCGCCGAGTTGCTCGTTTCACTGTTGGCCTACATGCTCTTTCAGCAAACTCTCTGGCTATTTCAGGGTCAACTCCCCTGGCGATCATCGACTTTTCAGCAATTGAGCAAAGGGCTTCCGCTGCCGAGTCTGAAAGGCTCATTTAGAACCCTCACGAGTCACTAGCTACTGACTGTAGAGCCAGGCTCATCCAATCTTTCGAGCTTAACTTGGCCACCTGGGCACGAATTCTCACCGTGATGTAATCAGTAACTGCTCCAGAGTTAGCAAGATCGGGGCCGGTTACGAAATACAGCGTATCATTTACTACTAAAAAAGCATGGGAAAGTGATGCTGGGCCCCAAGAATCCGGATACATGTCAGTCCCCTGGCTAGCGATGTTATTCGCTTTATCGATGTTCAAAGCGCCAGATGCTATCAGGCTT